ACAACACCTTGGATACGACCGTAGAACGGCTCAATTTGACCTCTGAAAATGATTATTGGACATCTGATAAGCGAGCATTAGGAATTGCCTTAAATGAGGCGAATAGCGTGTTAAATTACGAAGAATTACAACAGGCTATCGACAAGGGATATACGCATAAACAATGGCGAGCGGAAATTGATAGAAAAACAAGGGATGAACACCGGGAAATGAACGGAAAAACCATCCCGATAGATCAATATTTCCACTTTTCTGATTGTGAGATGATGATGCCGCACGATGAAGTAAATGGAACGGCTGAACAGCTCGTTAATTGTCGTTGCGCTCTTAAATATTCAAAGTAAATCCAGTCATTAAAGACTGTGTTTATATATCTAAAGAATCCGCTTTAACAGGCGGATTTTTTTATGCCCTAGAGAAAGGGCAAAACAAATTTCACAAGAGGCAGAGAAGCCTTTACAAACCACATTTTTATAGTCTGACAGAGAAGTCGTTAAAACACAGGAGAAGTTATGGATGAAAACGAGGTAATGAACAACGGAACAGAGGCTAGTGGTGCGGAAAATCTTGATGCAAAGGATACCGAGTCCAATGAGACCATTGAAAGCCTCAAAGCGGCACTTGCAGAGGAAAGAGCGCAAAGAAAAAGAGAAAAACAGGCACTTGATAAATCCTTAAAGCAGGTTGGAGACCTTACCAAACAGCTACGAGCAAAGCAGACCGAGGATGAAATAGCAGCCGAGGAAAAGCAGGCGGCAGAAGAAGAAAGAAATGAGTATGTTGCCGGGCTTGAAGCCTATAAGCGAGAAAACGAGGCTAAAGAGCGTTACCTGTTACAGGGTATGAGTGCAGATTTGGCAAAGAAAGCGGCAGCGGCAGAGGTCGCAGGTGATATGGATGCTTTGGCTGATATTCAGAAACAGCATACCGAGGCGGTACGCAAAGCTGATCGTGCTGAATGGATGAAGTCGAGACCTGATGCGAGAGTTGGTGACGGTTCTTACCCGGAAATGACGAAAGAGGAAATTATGGCTATTGAGGATTATGACGAGAGAATAAAGGCGATTGCCACTCATCCACACCTCTTCTAGCCATAAAGCAACAATGCTTATAAATTTTAGGAGGAAAGAATTATGGCAGCAGAACAGAATGTAATTAAGAAAGCCGATATTCAGAAAGCTCGCGAGATTGAGTTTGTATATCGGTTCAATGAGAACATTAAGGGGCTTATGAAGGCTCTGGGGATTACCCGTCCTATTCCAAAGCAGGCAGGTACGGTTCTTAAGGCGTACAAGGCTACGGGTACTCTTACATCCGGGGCGGTAGCTGAGGGCGATATCATACCGCTTTCGCACTATGCTGTAGAGCCTGTAAACTTCGGTGAGATTACCTTGCAGAAGTTCCGTAAGGCGGCTACAGGTGAGGCTATTCTTAGTGGTGGTTTCGATCAGGCGGTTGTTAAGACCGATGCAAAGGCTGTAAGGGATGTACAGAAAACGGTTAAATCTGATTTTTATAACTTCCTTGCTAACGGTACGGGTAGTGCAAGCGGCGCAACCTTGCAGGCAGCTTGCGCACAGGTAAGAGGTCAGTTAGAGATACTTTTTGAGGATCAGGATGTAGAGCCTGTTTACTTTGTAAATCCTCTGGATATCGCCGATTATCTTGGATCGGCAACCATTTCAACACAGACTGCTTTCGGTATGACTTATTTTGAGGATTTCCTTGGACTTGGAATGGTTATCACCGCATCAGCTGTTCCGGCTGGCACTGTTTACGGTACCGTTAAGGATAACCTTGTACTGTACTATGTACCTGTCAATGGTGAGAATGGTCTTGGCACTGCCTTTGACTTTACTACTGATGAGACAGGTTATATCGGAGTACATCAGAATGCCGATTATACTCGCCTGACCTATGAGACCGCTATTGTATGCGGTATTCTGCTTTTTGCAGAGCGTATTGATGGTATCGTTAAGGGGTCTATCGGTAGTGGATCTACACCTCAGGTAACTCTTGATAACACATCTCTCAATGTAAGGGCAGGCACAACTGCTACTCTCCGTGCTAATACCGTTCCGGTTGGTCAGACAATCACCTGGACTTCTGACGATACAAGCGTTGCTACAGTATCTAACGGAGTTATCACAGGAGTTGCCGCTGGTACAGCAACAATCACCGCAAAGATTACGGTTGATAGCACTGACTACACCGCAACCTGCGCAGTAACCGTATCAGGAGTGTAAGCCTATGAAGTATTCCTTTACTGTAGTTGAGGCATTTGTCGATTTGCAGGATGGAAAGCACTTATACCGTGTGGGGGATAAATTCCCTCGCACGGGTTATGAGGTAACGCTTTCAAGACTTAATGAGTTGACGAGTGCAAACAACGCATTAGGCAAGCCGTTAATTAAGATTGACGGCGATATTCAGACGGAAAAGAAAGAAGAAGTTAAGAAGGAGAAGCATAAGGAAGATGCAAAGATGGAGGCAACATTGACTGCTGAATCCATAGCAGATATGCCATTTTTCTCTCTGAAAGCGGAGGCAAAGAAACGCGGTATTGATGTTGAGGATAAAAAGGCAGCACAGTTGCGCGAAGAACTTATAGCTACTCTGTGAGGTGCGATATGACTTTAGAGGAGATTAAATCCGACATAACATCGGAGCTTGCAATCGAACTGAAAAATGAGGAGGGCTTTGATAGGGATATCCTCGAAGTCAAGGTAAAAGGGGCTATACGAGAGGTGAAAGCGGCTCGTAAATACCCCAGCTCGTATTCAGAAGCTATGATTGAGGCTGATATGACTGGCTACTACACGCAGATTAAAGCTATAGCCTTATATGACTATGTAAAGATAGGCGCGGAGGGTCAGAATAATTATTCGGCTGATGGCGAAAATATACAATATTCCGACAGAAATGAGTTGTTTTATGGCATTTTACCAATAGCGAGGGTGTAGTTATGCGAACAGCAAAACGAGTAAAACAGAAAATGTTTTATGCAACCTATCACGAGGGAAAGCCTATATATGCCACGGATGAACAGGGAAATATCATTTATGATGTAATGCCGGATGGAAAAGAAATTCCTCGTATAACAGGCGAGAGTCCGGCAGGATATGATAAACCTGTTGAATTTTGGAACTCTATCACAAGTGAACTGACAGAAGATGAATTAAAGCCCTTTGGTAACGAGTCCTCGAATATGGCAAAGATCACATTCAAAAAAGGTGAATTTCCATTTGTTCCGGGGGTGTTGATATGGAAAACATCGGAAATCGGTTATAAGGGTGACGAAGTAGACGAGACAACGGCAGATTATCGGATAGTCGGAGTACAGAATACAGGGCGGCACTTTTACAAGGCTTTGTTAGCGGCAGTAGTATGAAAAGATATCGGATAAACATTAGCAAGAAAGGCTCTGTTAGAGATGCTATAGAACTATTGCAGGGATATAAAAGTCGCTTAAACGATGCTTGCGAGAGGTTTGTAAATCTCTTAATGGATGCTGGAATAAGAACCGCAAAAGCAAATACGGGACAATATGCCGGGATGATAACATTTGAGAAGCGGATAGAGCAGTCAGATGTTGGATGTGACGGTATCCTAATTGCTATGGATAAAGAAAAGATCATTAGGGAATGGTACACCGATAAACAGAGGACTCATAAAAGGTCTTATGAGGTTAGCCCTTTACTATTAGCGGAGTTTGGTTCCGGTTTTCTTGCAAAGGTTTTAGATGATGTTGAGGGAGTAGGTCAAGGCACTATGCCAAAGCAAAAACACGCATTTGATGCTAATGGTTGGTATTGGTATGACGAAACAGGAGAAAAACATCATAGCTTTGGTGAAGCTCCTACATATCCAATGCACGCCGCAGGATTAGCAATGCAATTTGAGATAGAAGAAATAGGACGAAAGGTATTTAGTAATGTCTGAGTGGTATGAAAATATTGAATCAACATTATTTACGCAGATAGCGTATATGTTAAAAAATGCCGATAATGCGCCTTTTCCTAATCTGCATTGTAGAGCAACTAATGAGATAGTTACACCTGCTCAATTTCCTACACTTTATTTGCACGAGGAACAGGAAGAAACGGGTCAAGATCTCGAAAATCAGACGGTAAATGCGGTAAATAGCACCGTTTATATTCGGGTATGGACAAATACTACTGAGTACGACTGCAAAGAGGTGTTGCGAGCTGCAACAAAAGAGTTGAAACGCTTTCGATATAATGTGAAGAATTTACCTACAGCGCAACTAAACAATAAGATTGCATTTGGCGAGATTATGGCTTTTCGAGTGATAGGTAATGGAGACACAGATATAGTTAAGTAGAGGACGGTTTAGCCGTCCTTTTCTTATACCCGGCTATGCAATAGGGCATAGTCGCTAACCTAGAACAATTTATAGGAGGATAACGAGATGGCACTTGCAGGAATCTCAACTCTTGGCATAGAGTTTGGCTATGCTTTAGAGACAACCGCTGGCACAAAGCCTACGGCATTTACCAAACTTACGCGTATCAATTCTATCGGTGGTATCGAGCTATCTACAGAGCAGATTGATGCCTCGGCACTTGAAGATTATGTAACACGCTATATCGCAGGTCGTCAGGATACAGGCGGTGAGTGGACTGTTACTATCAATCCTACGGATGATACTATCGCCGAGTGGAATACTCTGATTGATGCTTATGAGAATCGGGCGGACAAGAACCTGTCTATGTGGTGGGTTGTTTGGAGTCCTTACCTTACAAAGAGCTTCTATGTGGTTGCAGAGCCTCCAAAGCATCTTCCTATGTCTGAGATGGCACAGAATGAGCTACAGACCGTAGAGATGACTCTTACCATCAATGAGTATAAGGGTATGGATGAGGCGATACGCCCAAACGCGTAGTCCCGGTGGCAGTAACGGGCGTTTCTCTAAATGAGGATACTGCCAGTGTAACGGTAGGTAATACAACAACGCTTACCGCTACAGTCGAGCCTAGCAACGCAACTAATAAGACTGTATCTTGGTCAACAAGTGACGAAGATGTAGCAACAGTTGATGGTGGTGTTGTAACAGGTATCGGCGCAGGAACAGCAACGATTACCGTAACTACCGCGGATGGCGGATTTACTGATACCTGTGAAGTTACGGTATCTAATTTCTAGCATATTAGCAATCGGGATAGGGCGGCTTCGGCTGCCCTTCCCCTTGCTTAATATGAGGAAAGGGGAAGAAAATGAAACGAATAACAATAGGTGGTATGGAGTACACATTTGAATTTAGCATTGAGGCTTCAATGTATGATGATTTGACCGTAGAGGTTATGAATCAGATGATAGGGTACTCAAAGGCAAAAGCAGAGGCAGAGGCAGCTAATTCTCTTGATGATCGTAAGAGTGTTATACAAGAGGTTGTGGCGCAATTTGCCAATGTTCCCAAAACGACACTTACACTCTTTTATGCCGGACTTCTTGAACATCATAGTGATACCATTCATTCAAGAAGTGACGCTAAGGCTATCCTTAAAACATATCTTGTAGAGAATGACGAAAAGAATATGAATGATGTTCTTAACGAGATGATCGAGATAATAGGTGAAGATCATTTTTTCGAGAAATACGCGCCGATGAACAAGATGTTTGCGACAGAGACGAAACAGACGAAGAAGCCGCAGGATCACAAAAAAGCTGGTGCGAAGTAATCAGGGAATTATACCCTAAATATCTTGCTTATGGTCTGACAAAGAAAGAGTTTTACCATTCAACGCTTAATGATTTACGAGCCTATGATGAGGCAATGTCGATAAAGCGAAAGATGGAAGATGAACGAGATTATATGCTAGGTCTATATGTTAGACAGGCATTGCAATCAACGGTATGTAATGCTGAATTTTGGCGCAAAAAGCATACAAAGCCGTATCAATATCCTAAAGAGCCGTTTTTGCATAATATCGACATTAAGCCACTTACGGCAGAGGAAAAGAAAAAGCGTACAGAGTCATTTTTCTTGCAGCTTGAAACTATGCAGAAAAATTTTGAACGAGCAAAGAAACAATCCGGCTAATGATAGAGTTAGTCGCTACCCTTTAACAATTCAAAGGTTGATAAGGCGGTGTAAAAGCCGCCTTTTTTGGTGAAAATATATGCCGGCAGAATTAGATGCTTTAGAATTGAAAATATCCGCAAATTCAAGTAATGCGGCTTCAAATATAGATAGACTGATAGGTAGTCTCGAAAAACTAGATAAGGCTCTATCATTCTCAAATTTCGATAAATACTCTTCGTCAATGAGTAACCTATCTATGGGTATGCTCGATTTGGCGCAGACGGTCAATAATATAGATTCCAAAAACCTAAAAGGCGTTGCCAGTGCTATCAATGCGCTTGCAAGTTCCGCAAGTAAACTATCCGGGTTGCAATCCGCAGGAGAAGCGGTTAATCAGGTATTTTCCGAGGGAATAAATACAAGCAAGAGCCGCGAGGAAATATCCAATGAGATAGCCGAGTTAGAATTAGTACAGCAAACGGCTAGGGAAACAAGAGATGCACTCCGGGATATGATTAGCAGAGAAAATCTTGCTATTCCTAAAGATATATGGAAAGAGTACCCGGATGATGCAAAATCGCTTCGTGCAACCATAGGTGTAGGGAATACTTCTAATCAAGGTTACGATTATACCGAGTTCATTAAAAATTCCATAAAACAGAGCGGTGCTGGAAACATAGACGATGTTTATACACAGACAGAGGCATTTGTCGAATTAGCGCGTATCTTGCGTGATTTAGGCACTCAAATAGAAAACGCGGAGAGAAAACTACCCGGTCTGTATCAACAGTTAGATTATGTATCTGAACACGCACAAGAAGCGGCTTCATCTTTAGCTAATATGGTTGACGGTGATAGCTTTATGACTATCCCGGATAACATAGATGTATCGGGAGATGATTGGGAAGAACAACTTTTCTCTAGTATGGGGAATGTTGAGCAGGTAGTACCGGCGGTACAAAATATTGCATCAGCCGTTGAAAGTATATCTCCTGCACCTCTCACAGGACTTGTAGAGGCTTTACAACAGTTAGAGGGTATAAATATACCCGATATGACAAATCTCTCCAATTTGGCGGCTTCTATTGGCAAATTAGGCGGTTCTTATGCAGGCAGCGCGGCTATGGCTTTACCGCAAATAGCCGAGGGATTACAGACACTATCTAATGTTTCTATACCCAATATGGAGGGTATAGATGTATTGGCGCAGAATTTATCACGATTAGGCTATAAGTCCGTTGGTAATGCGGCTAATAATTTGCCTTTTATTGCACAAGGATTGTCGCAACTTGGAAATATTCAGATACCAAACATAGAGGGATTAGATGCTTTAGGGGCAAGTTTAGCAAGATTCGGCTATAAGTCTGCAACGGCGGCGGTTGAGAATATCCCTAAACTAGGGGTAGCCTTTAATCAGCTTATATCTACTCTTTCACACGCTCCGGCGGTATCACAGAATGTTATAGACCTTGCTAATGCACTTGCTAATCTTGCGTCACAAGGCGGTAGAGCAGGTGCGGCGGTATCTGCTGTTAGTCCTAGACTTAACAGTTTTGCAGGAAACGCAAAAAGAGCCACTAAAGCTACATTCTCATTTGCAGCGGCAGTAGGCAAGATATATGCGTCATATTGGCTTTTGTTCAGAGTCTTTTCTAAACTTGGCAGTTCTATAAATTTGGCTTCAAGTTTGGTAGAAACACAGAATGTAGTTGATACAGTATTTGGAGATGCCTCCGATAAAGTAGAGACTTTCGCTGATAATGCAATGATGTCATTTGGTATGACAGAGCTTACCGCAAAGCAATTCTCTAGCCGTTATCAAGCTATGGGTTCGGCTATGGGTATCACAAATCAGCAAGTGGCTAGTGCGTCTGAATACCTTACGGGCAAGTTATCCGGCTTGCAGAATGCCTATAAAGATTTAGGCGGTGAAATGGCTGATGTGTCTATCAATCTGACTAAACTAGCCGCTGATATGGGATCTTTCTATAACCTTGAATATGATGAGGTTGCAGAAGATTTAGAGTCTATATTTACAGGAATGACACGCCCTTTAAGGGCTTATGGTCTTGATCTTACGCAAGCTACGCTTAAAGAATACGCTCTTCGCAATGGTCTTAATGCTGATATAGAGTCGATGACACAAGCTGAAAAGACAATGCTCCGCTATCAATATGTAATGGATAGAATGGGGCGTGTAATGGGAGATTTTACAAAGACGGCGGATACTTGGGCTAATGTCACTCGTACAATCGGACAGCAATTCCAAAAACTAGGATCGCTAATCGGTACAGGTCTGATAAATGCGTTTAGACCTGCTCTTATTAGGGTTAGAGATTTTCTTAATACCCTTATAGACCTTGTAGAAAAAGGCTTAAATGCGATCGGCAAGTTGTTAGGTTGGCAGATTGAAATTTCGGATGTAGGTCTGACAATGGATGATGATATGTCGGACTATGCGGATTCTGTAGGAGATGCCGCAGGAAACGCAAAGAAACTGAAAGATTACCTGCTTGGAATAGATGAGCTTAATGTATTATCTCCGGATGATGGTTCTGGAAGTGGCGGCGGTGGAGGTGCTACAGGTGGCGGCGGTGGTAGTGAAAATCGCGCTACATCAGCGGATGTAACTTTCAAAGAGTATGAAAGTGCTATCGAGACTTGGTTTGATTTGGGTCAAGCCGTTAGAGATACCATAGTAGATGGACTGAATAGTATTGATTGGGATAGTATTCAAAGCAGAGTATCAGAAAATGCTAAACACTTTGCAGAGTTTCTTAATGGCCTGTTTTCCCCAGACGAGAACAATATATATGTACTAGGGGATGCTATTGGAAGATTTCTTGCAGAAGCATTAAATACGGGTGTTGATTGGTTCTATACTTTTGCCACTACTTTTAAGTGGGAAGATTTAGGAATGACTATTGCGACTGCAATAAACACATTCTTTGCTACTTTTGATTTTGGACAGTTAGCAAATACCATAGATGCTTGGGTACAGGGTATATGGGATTTGATAAAAACAACCATTACCAATATAGATTGGGGCAAGGTCTGGGATGGCGTAACAGATTTCTTATCAGAAATAGATGTAAAAACGGTATCCATTCTTATAGGTGGATTTGCCTTAAAGTACCTTGGGAAAATACTTACCTCTGGAATACTTAAAGATGCTATTGCCGGGAAGATTGCAACTTTGGCAAAAAGTGCCGGATTATCCTCATCCCTTGTAGCTGGTTCAGCATTGATATTTGGTGTTGAACTAGCAATAACAGGGGTTATAGTTGCCAGAGAAGTATCGGAGTGGATTGATGATATAAGAGATCTAGGTTGGAATGCTGGACGAGAAAAATATCGCAAGGATAATGATGAGGCTAATCCATATACTAATCATCGCGCAGTTGTGCAGGAGAACGGTAGCGGTTCTTTGCAATTATGGCAGAAAAAGAATAGGCAGATTCGATTAGAAGAAAAACAAGAATTTAGTGATTGGGTTGCTGAAGTTGGAAAAAAATGGGATGAACTAAAAGAAAGAGTTGTCACTAATGCTAATGATATGTCTGATGATATAGGCTCTTCTATGTCTGATATATCAAAGTGGTTTACTGCTGAAAAGTGGGAAGAATTAGGTGAAAATATCAAATCAGGACTTCAAACTAAATGGGGCGAATTTACTTCTTGGTGGGAAGGAACAGGTATTCCCGGATGGTGGAATGATAATGTAGCACCGTGGTTTACCCTTGAAAAATGGTCAGAACTCGGACAAGGCATAAAAGATGGACTTTCCCAAAAGTGGACGGAGTTTAAGGAATTTTGGGTAACTGATTTGCCTTTATGGTGGGAAACCAATGTTGTGCCGTGGTTTACATTAGAAAGATGGTTGCAACTTGCAGATAGTATAAAAACATCAATCAAAACAAAATGGGATGAAACTGTTGGACAATGGGCTATTGA